CCATTATGAAGGCTCGGGGTCTGAACAAAGATGTTCCTATTACCATCATTTGGGATTCAGTCGCTGCATCTTCCCCCAAAGCGGAGCTTGTAGGTGACTATGATAAGGACTCGATCGGCCTGCAGGCTCGTGCAATCTCGAAGGGCATGAGAAAGATCACGCAGGTGATTGGAAGCACGAACACGCTTTTCATTGCTTTGAACCAGACGAGAACGAAGATCGGTGTGATGTATGGTGATCCAACAACGACGCCGGGTGGTATGGCACTTCCTTTTCACTCTTCAACTAGAATCAAGTTAGGTGCAGGTTCTCCTATTAAGAATAAATCGGGTGACGTAGTTGGCATTAACGTTTGGGCCAAAACCATTAAGAATAAGGTAGCACCGCCCTTTAGGACATGTCACTTTGAGATCCATTTTGGCGTAGGAGTGAAGGAGCATGAGCAGATAACTGATCTACTCCGATCTTCTGAAGATGTTTCCGCGAATGGAAAGAACTATTCTGTGGAAGGATCCGGTGCCTGGAAGACATTAACAGTGTCAGATGAGAAATCGGGTGAGGTGCTACTTGAGAAGAAGTTCACTAAGAGCGGCATGGAAGACCTCTTAAAGGATCCTCAATATATGGAGCATATCGAGACGATGCTGCAACATATTCTCGTGAAGAAGTTTGAGGGAAATCCTGATTTTGATACCGGCTCTTATGAGGAGGTTCGTGCTGTGGCAATGGATATTGCGGAGTCAGATCTAAATTGAGCACTTTTATCAGGGTGAAGAGAGAACATTCCGATGCAGTTCTGCCCAGCCAGGATGTGGGAGATGTAGGGTGGGATCTTAGCTCAGTAGAAGCCGGATTTATTCCGCCTGGACAGGTTCGGATCGTGCCCACAGGATGGATTCTGTCAGAGAATCCCCATGATGATGATCCCCACAAGAAGATTCTCCTTAAGATTGAGGGCAGAAGCGGTTTAGCAATGAAACACTCAGTTTTTCCAGTTGGCGGGATTATTGATCCTAGCTATCGGGGGGAGATTGGAGTGATGCTTTATAATGGCGGGGAACGACCATATCAATTTGAAAAGGGAGATAGGGTTGCACAAATCGTCATTTATAGTGTGCACGGAAAGTCTCTGAGTAGTAAAACTGCTTTTATAGAGGCAGAAGTTGTGCACCCAACAGAGCGGGGTGATAAAGGCTTTGGCTCCTCAGGAAGATAGACCGGTTCTTATCTTTGACGCGATGAATCTATTTCTTCGTGTCTACGCAGCGAACCCATCAATCAGTCAGCACGGNCACCATGTNGGGGGCGTTGTCGGNTTTCTTAAGTCGATGCGCAACATCATTGATCGATTTTCTCCTCGCAAGATTTTTNTCGTATGGGAGGGCGGAGGTTCTTCAAGGAGAAGAGCCATCTACCCAGATTATAAGAAGGGNAAGAAACCTGCAAGAATGAATCGCTTTTACGAGCAAGACATACCTGACACCCANCGGAATCGCAATAAGCAGATCGCTGCCCTTATCTCCATGATGAAGAACCTGCCCATCTGCCAGGTATATGTGGGTGATTGTGAGGGAGATGATGTCATAGGGTATCTTTGCAAATATAAGCTCCGGAACGAATCAAAGGTAATCATCTCCTCAGATCAGGATTATTATCAGCTTTTAAATGACAAGACACGGATCTTTCGTCTCGGGCGCAAGGAGATCGTGAGTTATGAGGATATACTGGGCTTAGTGGGAGTGAGTTCGAATAACTACTGCATTGCTAAAGCGGCAGTGGGAGATAGCTCTGACAACATCTCTGGAATTAAAGGCGCTGGATACAAGACGATGGCCAAGCGATTTTCCTTCCTGGCTGATGATGAAGAAGCTGATATTAAAAAAATATTTGAGTATGCGTCTGCACACGCAGAGGGAAAAATTAAGATCTACCGAGAGATAGCAAACAACTTTGAGTTATTGGAACGTAACTGGCGTTTGATATATTTAGATTCGCGTAATTTAGCGGCGAATCAGGTGAATCAAATCGAACACATCGTAGATACATTTGAGCCCAAGAGGAATAAGATCGGAATGATGAGAGATCTGATTGCTGAAGGCATCCAAAACTTCGACGTTGAATCGCTTTTCCTTAGCTTTACTTACCTAGATTAAGAGGTTACACGTGACACAAGAGTCCGGTATTTCGTTTGCGTCGTATGGGAAAGATTTCCAAGAAAAAATTGTTCAAGGTCTATTGACAGATAGACTTTGGGCTGAACAGATGGCTGAGGTGATCGATGTTGAGTTCTTTGATCTGAAATACCTTAGATTTCTGGGTGATCGTTACTTTTCCTATCACCGAAAATACAAGGATTTTCCCACTCTGCCTCTGCTTGTCTCTATCATCCGCGATGACCTAAAGACAGGCAATGACACTATTCTACGAGATCAGATTGTTGATTATCTGCAGCGGATCCGACATAATCCCAGCATGGGTGATCTAGAGTATGTAAAAGATAAGGCTCTTGATTTCTGTCGTAAGCAAGCATTCCGAGGAGCATTAGAGGAAGCAGTTGATCTCATCCAGGTAGATAAGTTTGATTCTGTAATGGATTTGATGCGCAATGCCCTCGCAGTTGGAACGACGCCTTCTGTTGGTCATGACTTCTTTGAGGATATGGACGCGCGCTTCATCCGAGTGAATCGGTCACCCATTCCAACAGGCATCACCCAAATTGATTCAAAGGACATTCTCAATGGCGGCTTAGGTAAGGGAGAGATCGGCGTGATCACCGCACCCACCGGTGCAGGTAAGTCTCATATGCTAGTGAGCTTAGGTTGTGCTGCTCTTCGAGCAGGCTTCAACGTGATTCACTATACTTTTGAGCTCACAGAGACAGCCACAGGACTTCGTTATGATTCCAATTTATGCCAAGTACCCAGCAATCAGATCGCTGATCGCCATGAGGAGGTAAGAGAGTATTACTCGGGGAAAACGAAAGATCTCGGTAAGCTGATGATCAAAGAGTATCCTACTGGAGCCGCCGGCGTCCAGACTCTCCGATCTCACATTGAGAAATTAAGTCTAAAAGGGTTTATTCCCCAGATTCTTATAGTTGATTATGCAGATATCATGCGCTCATCTCGGCAGTATGATTCCATGCGACATGAACTGAAGAAGGTATACGAGGATCTTCGCAACCTTGCGATGGAGAAGTGCCTTCCTATCTGGACAGCATCTCAATCTAACCGTGAATCTGCAAATTCAGACATAGTTGGATTAGAGAACATGTCAGAATCTTACGGTAAGGCACAGGTGGCTGATGTGGTGATCTCCATCTCTCGCAAACCTTCGGAGAAAGCTGAGGGCTTTGGCAGACTTTATGTTGCCAAAAATCGTGCCGGCCGAGATGGGATCGTGTTTCCGATTAAGCTCAATTCTGCAATGAGTACTTTTAGTATCTTAGAAAATGCTTCTGAGATGACAATTACACAAGCGAAAAAGAAGAACGAGGATGAACTCAAGTCACTTTTACAGAAAAAATGGAAACAGGTTAGTAAAATTGAGGTAGAAAATAAAGAAGCTAAGACGGAAGGTGATGCGTAGATGGCAACCTACGATCAGGTTTTCAGTGAGAGCCTAGAGTATTTCGGCGGTGATGAATTAGCGGCGTCAGTCTTCGCGACTAAGTATGCGCTTCAAGATACCCAGGGAAATTTTCTCGAAACTACCCCTGATCATATGCACCGCCGGCTGGCTCGAGAGTTCGCTCGCGTGGAAGAGAAGTATGATAACGCGATGNCCGAGGAGGAGATATACANNCTCTTTAAAGATTTTAAGTATGTTGTTCCCCAGGGCTCACCCATGTCTGGCGTCGGCAATCCGCACCAGATCCAGTCACTTTCTAATTGCTTTGTAGTGGATTCACCGGAGGATTCCTACGGTGGAATCCTAAAAGCAGACCAAGAACAGGTCCAGGTAATGAAGCGCCGAGGGGGAGTAGGTTTTGATATCTCTACCATCCGCCCCAAAGGTTTGAATACTTCTAATGCTGCTAAGACAACCGATGGTATCGGGGTGTTTATGGAGAGATTCTCCAACTCCTGTCGGGAAGTGGCTCAAGGCGGCCGCCGCGGCGCTCTCATGCTTACTATTTGCGTCCACCATCCTGACATTCGAACCTTTATTACTATTAAGCGTGATCTTTCGAAGGTGACAGGTGCAAACATTTCTATTCGTCTAACGGACGAGTTCATGAATGCTGTGGAGAACGAGGAAGATTATGAGATTCGTTTTCCGGTGGATCGTGACGAAGAGCGAATCGTGTCTGATCACATATCTGCTAAGGAAATTTGGGATGAAATAATTGAGTCAGCTCACGGTTCAGCGGAACCGGGCCTACTTTTCTGGGATAATGTTCTTAATTACACGCCTGCTCAGATCTACAAGGACGACGGATTTCATACCATTAGCACTAATCCCTGCAGTGAGATTACTCTGTCTGCTTATGATAGTTGTAGGCTTCTATTGCTCAACCTTACGTCTTTTGTGGAGGATCCTTTTACAGAAAACGCGAGGTTCGATTACGAGCTATTTAATAAATACTCGCAAAAGGCACAGCGCCTGATGGACGACCTTGTTGATCTTGAGATCGAGTGTGTAGATCGTATCATTCAGAAGATCAAACGTGATCCTGAGTCTAGGGATGCAAAACGTGTTGAGATGGATCTCTGGCGCAAGATTCGAGAGGCAGCACTCAATGGAAGACGTACTGGATTAGGTGTGACAGGTCTCGGAGATACTCTTGCTATGCTTGGGTTGAAATATGGTTCTCCCGATAGCATTCGTGAAACTGAGGATATTTATCGAACTCTGGCAATTGCTGCTTATAAGTCATCTTGCATGCTTGCCAAAGAACGAGGCACATTTTTAGTGTATGATTTTGTGAAGGAGGAGGGGCATCCGTTTATGGAGCGCCTCTTTAAAGCCCACCCACAGTTACGACATTTACATAGAAAACACGGTAGACGCAATATTGCCTTAACCACAACGGCTCCTTGCGGAAGTGTCTCCACCTTAACACAGACCACATCCGGGATTGAACCTGCGTTCATGCTTAAGTACACACGAAGGAAAAAGATAAACACTAATGACCCAGAAGCTGAAGCGGATTTTGTAGATGCATTGGGTGATAAGTGGCAGGAGTTTGATGTCTACCATCATAATTTCAAGACCTGGATGAATGTTAC